CGCCAAAAACCCGGACGGGATCAGGATAGCGCAGTCCAGGTATAAGCTGCCAGTGCCCCCGACCCGTTCGGCCCAGAATTGCAGCTGGAAGCGTTTCGCGTCGAATGGCGCCGTTTCGATGCGGTTGCCGTAGGGGGGGACGGAGATATATCCCAGCTCGATCAAGCGGTAACTCGGATCGGCGAAGCCGTAATAAATCTCGGCCGGGGCAAACGACCAGCTGCCGCCGAAGCCGTGCTTGAGCCAGATGTTGACCGTCGAGCCGCTATCCACTTTCGACCTACCTAGAACGAGGTATTCCCCAATCATGTGATCGGAGTTATAGCCCGGCACCTGCTGGATCTCCATAAATGTGCGATCTTCCATTGTGGCGGTACCTGCAAACGTTATCTTGACCGCCGATCCACCTGAGGCCGCCGAGTCTGCTACCACGCTCGCGTCCGGCCCGGTGACGCTGCCAAGCTCCAACTCCCACAGCGGGACGAACCCGCTCACGCCCTCATTAGTTGGCCGGACGCCGATCCAGTAGCTGTCGATATTCACGATAGCGGTGCCGTTCACAGCATCCAGCCTGGTCGTGCGGATGCGCGCCGGCAAATCCCCGCTAATGGCGTTATAGCGGATCGTGCCGCCCAAACTGCTGATACTGGACCCGGATATCGACCCACCCGCGATATCCGGGTGATCCTCGTACCATGGGTAGCGGGTAATAGCTGTATCCAGGAATAAGGCGGTTGCCCCCAGGTAGGGAGCGTACAGCCCGCGCGCTACCGGCTTGATGTCGATAGACCTGACCAGGCTGCGTTTGACCTCCTCCGCGGTATGCTGCACCTGGAGCCAGACGCTATCGGCGCGGAACACGTTGGAGTGCCAGCGCTCAGCCTTGAATTTCATCTCCTCCAGGGCATCCTCTGCAGTGACGATATTGGCATCGGACTGGCTGCGGCAGACCAGCTCCATCGACTCGACTGTCATCCCTTCCGCGTCGGTCTGCGTGCGCCAGCTGTCCATGCGATAAATCAGCGTGCCATCGTACAAGTCAACTGTGCTGCTGCCGTCCTGTGTGACCAGCTGGATACCTTTAGTCATATTACCTGACTCCCATGCTGGCGTTCAACCGCCTGCGCTGTATCCTGCGCGCCTCGTTGTTCGCCAGTGCCATCGCCGCCGGGTTATAGACGTAATAGTTATAAGTGTCACCGCCTGGCGGGCCGCCGTGCGAACCTTGTTCGCCTTGGGCCATAGCCTGGCGCGCTTCCTCGTTGGACAACATCCGCCCGTCTACCGCGGGGAAGAATGGCTCGGGGCCGTGCTCGCCAACCCAATAGGGATTACCGGCCTCCATCGGCCCGCCAAATGCCATCAGTTTACCCCTTGCCTTGGGACCGCCGCCCGTCCCTTTGCTGCTACCTGCGCTGTCCTGCTCGCCTGTGAGCCGCCGCACCGCCGGATCGGCCTGCATATTTACAAAAACCTTGATTAACCAGTCCCTATCGGTCAGCTTGGTCATATTGTCCTGGATCGCCGCTATCCTGGCGGTAGCCAGATCGCCCCGGTCGACCTCGATTGGCAATTCTCCCGCCTCGATCAACATGTTCTTGCGATCCTGGAGCGCATCGAATTGGGAAGTGAGCGCGGAAACATCAGCTTCGTTTACCAGGTCTACGCCGCTTTTCGCCTGCTTGAGCAACTTATAGGCCTCACCAAGTGGGACATTGAAATCCTTCGAGATTGTCTCTGCGGCTTCCTTCAGGTCGGTTTGCTTCAGGTTTACCTTGATCGCCTGGCTTTCGATAGCGATATTTTTAAAGAACTCCTTGGCCTGATCGGATGTTATTTTGCCCTCTGCCAACGCCGCCTTGACGCTCCCGATCAGGCTGTTAGAAGCTTCGCCGCCTGCCGCTTTGAAGGCGGTCACGTCGAATAACTGTTTGGCAACATCCTCAGGACTGATATCAACGTCAAAGAAATCCTCGATATTCTGCGCTTTCAGGTCGCGTAATCCCTGGATAGCGTCCCTGGCTCCCTGGTTCACTTCCTTTAGTTTCTCGGCGAAACCATGAATATCCAGGGAGGCTGCCCGAAACTGGCTCGCGTTGATACCAACTCTGGAAGTCAGGTGCTCGAAACTAAAGCTGTTGTAATCGGCGCCCTCGCCCGATGCTATGAGAGCATCGCGTACTTTGTATGCCTCCACCTGGGTTATCTGCTGAGCATCCAGTAGCGGGCCATACTGCTCACGTAGCTCTTGGATCATCTCTTTCGCTGTCTTTGCCCCGGTGACATCGACCACAAAACCAATCTTTAGCTGCTCGAGGGTATCCAATTGGCCAATGTCTTCGAGTTGTTGGACCAGGTTGGAAAGTTTCAGCCTTTCTGTGATGCCCTCAATAGCGGGTATAACCCCCTTCTTAGGCCCGACTATCTGGACGTTTATCCCCTCGCCTATGACTGCCTTCAGCTCGTAAATAGAATCTGACAAAGCACGATTGACGTTTGCAAGGCTGCCAGCTGTGCGGGCCGCGTCTCCCTGGGCATCGCTGGTATCGGAGAACAGGATCGCCATTCTCGCCTGCAGCTTCTGCTGCTCTGTAAGTTCTTTTCCAATATCGGCTATCCCCTGCTGGTAAGCGACTTGCTTGACTCTTGCCTCTGTGATGACAATGCCGTATTTTCTGACCGTTTCAGATTGGCCGACTAATGCCGATTGGAAGTCCTGAAGGACATCTACATCTTGGGCGTTACTGAAGCTGGCAACGTCTGTAGCTAGCTTTACCAGTTTGACCGACAATCCAGATGCCTGGTCACGGGCGAACCCCATCGGAACGAAGGTATCTTGAAGTGTGGAGGCCATCCCCATCAGTTTCAGCTCGGAGCGCCCAACCTCATCGCCAAACCGTGCCAGGCTTTGCTTGGCTTCTTCTGTGCTGTCCCCAAAAACCACCCTAAATTTGGAGGACATTTCCTCGACTTCCGAGGCAACCCGCGAAGAGTCAATGCCAAAATCTATTGCCGCCTTGAATCCGCCCGCGGCAATCGTCGCAACGCCCAGCCCTGCGACTACCCCTCCCAGACTGCTGGTAATTCCACCAAACGAACGGCGCGATTCCCCGGCAACTCCCCTCAGGCCGCTCTTTGTCTCTGCCAGCCCCTTCTTTAGCCCGCTGGTATCCGCGCCTATTTCTGCGTGAAGCGAAGCAACCTTGATTGAAATATCACACCTCCGCCGTCACCGGTGCTCGCCGTCACCGGCGCTTATTCGCGATGCACCTTCACTCCAACCCCTGCCGCCTTGAGCACGCCGTCGCGCACCTGGAACCACTCGTGAAAGTCCGCCAGGCTCAGCGCGTCCACCTCCGCCAGCGACCAGCTCAATTCCTTGACCAGCTGCCAGCGCCAGTATTCCCAGGGGGCCGGGTCGCCGCGCTTGATCGCAAAGTAGACGCGCTTGGCTAGTTTGGGTCAGAAAGCGGCTCCCGCGCCTTGGCGAAAAATGCCCGGGTCAGCTTGCGATATTCGGGATACGGCAGGTCTGCAACTTCCTCCGCATCCAACCCTGCGCAACGCCCCAATAGCTCGTCGCCTTCTTCGTCCGGCCTATCCGGATCGATCAGGGCGCGAAATTCCCTCAGGCTTATCTTGGATATGTCGAAGGTGATCTCGCGCCCATCATCCAGGGTCAGGTCAGGCATTAGAAGCTCGCCTTGACTTCAACCGCCGTCTGCTTGAAGTTGATCGTGACTTCGGTCACGTCGTTGAACGGCGAGGCCCATTGCGGCCCGGCGCTCGTGCCGGGGATCGAGTATTTCACCTTGCCCGTGGCGGTGCCTTCCGGCCCATAGACCAGCGTACCGGCAGTCTGGCGGGCAATCGCCGTCAGTAAAGCCGTGCCATCCACCTGAGCGACCAGCGGGACGGAAATGTCCTGCCCGGTGCCGAAGCTCGGCAATAACACCTCATAGGTGTCCTTGCCCGACGTGGCGTCGATCCAGTTCAGGGTTGGCGCCCAGGTGAAGTTACGGGAATCGGCATCTAAAATTACCGTGCCTCCCGAATATACCCAGGCCAGATACATTGCACTTCCAGCATATTCAGCCATCTCTTACACTCCTTCAATCGGTCAAGCGGATACGGTAGATTGCGCCCGCCATATACACGTTTGTGTTGTCCGGCAGCGTCTCTACCAACGATAGGTCGGTCTCTCGGACGGTCCAGAAGTTCGTCCATCCGGAGACTGTCAACGCCTTTTTGTTTAGCGCGGCGTCGATCTGCGCCTCGACCGCGACCGCCTTTGCCTGCGTACTGGCATAGCCGCGTACGAACCATAAGTTGTTATGCATATCGCTCTTGGTGATCAGGTCTGGCCCGCCTCCTTGCATCGAAAAAACAACGTAAGGCAATGCCCGCCCGTTAGGGGCGATACCGTGGTAAATTGCCGTGCCTCCCAGCTCTGTAATGAGACCGGCTGCCCCGGAAAGGGTACTGTATAAGGCCGTGCCCATCGCGCCGAAGTAGTTGCTCATCTCAGAATATCGGCCCCCATCTGTCTACGATCTGGCGACCTACCGACTCGACGGCGGGGATCACAAAGGGATGCGCGGCCATGCGTGAGGTCCCCAGCTCCTGGTAGATGCCGTACTCGACCCCGTCAGCCACGACGTAATGCGCAACTCCGACCCGCCCGGTGTGAATGCTACTCTTGAGCGCGCCGGTATCCACGGGCGCCAGCTGCTTCGCTTCCGCCTCCACCTGGTGCGCAATCGTGGCGATAACCCGGTCTGTGTTTCTATTCAGGTCTCTCGCCATACGGTCGAGTATGCGGGTATCCAGCTTGATTTTTACGACGGGTACAGGCATTGTCGCTCCGCTTACACTCTCTCCACCACGGCCCGGGTCGAAGCCTTCCAGCTCTTCTCCGGGTCGGCAGATACCACGGCGAACTGCGTACCATCTGCTGCCTTGAAGCGGTTGGCGGTTGTAATCGTCACCGAATGCGCCAGGGTCAATTGGTAGGTATGGAATGCATCCACCGCGCCGCCCGCCAGCTGTTCTCTACCCCGCAGCGGGTCCAGCCGGTAAGCCACACTCGCCGTAGCCGTGCCCCAGGTTTCGGTAAAACCGCCCATGCCGTCCGATGTGTTCGTGACAGATAGGATGTGCCCGGTATCCGGGAGCAGCTGGGCGATATCCGTGCGGATTGCGGCAAGTTCGGTAGATGATAAGGCGGTCATAAGTCCGTCCCTTCCTTCATTTCAACGCCACCGGGTCGATATCGCTGCGGTCTACCTGGATCACCCGCGGCCTGGCCATGCCCTCGTAATAATGGGCCATCTCGACATACTGCTGCTTTACCTGCGACCGCTTGACGCTCATATTGTCGGTGGACCAGTCGAAGCCCGCCCCGCCGCCCGATTGGTGAGAGGCTTTCATATTCCACATCTCAGCAGCTGCGCCGTATAGGTCGTAGCTGCGCCCGGTCAGGTAGTAAGCCGTGCCCGCCGTGTCCTGCGTAAACGTCACCCGCCCTCGCATGTAATCGACCGAATAAATGGCGGTCGAGGCGTTATCCCCGGCGGCGTCCTCTAGCCAGAATATGGCCGTTCCGCCGGTCGTCTGCTCGAAGTTGTCATGCCTGGATTGGTGCTCGTAATAGGCAATCGACCCGCCGCCGGTGTGCCGGGGGATCATCTGTAAAGGCTCCTGGTACACGTCCAGGCGATGCCGCTCTAATACCCGCTGTACCTGGTCGGCGTCCCAGTAGGTGGCCGTGCCCAGGCTGAAATCCGCCGTGCCTGCCTCGGCATAGCCGCGCACGATCTCGATCAGCTCGTTAAGCGTAGACCTTGCCATTCGTTGCCTTCTCTTTCAGCTTATCCACAACCGCCAATGCTTGCCCGATAGCCTGATCCATATTGAGGTACTGGTAGCTGCCAAGCCTGCCCCCCACGATAAGCCCTTCCGCCTCCGCCCGCTCCCGGTACTGCCGGTAAAGTTCCCGGTTGCTTTCGGTTGGGATGGGGTAATAGCGTTCGTTGTTCCCGTCAAAGGCTTCCGGATACTCGCGGGTGATGACCGTCTGCCGTATCCCCGCTTTATTCCAGCCGAAGAATTTCCATTCCATGATGCGGGTATATTGGATATCCTTATCGCAGAAATTCATCGTCGGGCAGCCCTGAAAATCGTTAGTGTAGATTGTGTTCTCAAAGCGCAGGCTGCGGTATTCGAGTTGCCCAAGGTCATAGCCGTACAGCTCATCGATTGCGCCGCTGTAAATCACCTGCTGCGCCTGCCTGTCCCAATAAGACTTATCTACCAGGTAATCCACGCCAATCTGTACCGGGACGTCGCGCAGCATGGCCTTGACCATAGCGGTATACCCGCCAGCCGGAAGCCCCTGGTAACGGTCGCTGAAATAGCGGTCATCGTAAGTATCCCGGATAGGCACGCGGGCATACAAGCTGGGGGGGATGTCTGCAAATGGCATGCCCCATTGTTTCTCGGAATAGCCCACGTAAAACATATCCATTATCAATTCAAGCGCCCGGCTCTGCGGCACGCCTAGCTCTTGCACCGTGAGCAGGTTTGGCGGGAAGCTATAGAC